GTTGCACCAGTGAAATCTGCATTAATAATTGTCCCAGAAGTCCATCCAGTTCCTAATTGAAAATCATAAGCAAAACCAGTTGTATTGACTGTTTCTCCAACTAAATCATTTAAGAGAATTATACCTGTTCCGACATCAATAAGTCCATTCGTTCCATTATGAGTGAATGATAACCATTTTGAGGTTGATTGAGTTGCGTCATGAACAAAAACAGTAGGATTCGTTTGTGCGCCATGAGCGAAATCAAAAGTCCTGTCTCCATATTCAGCAATAACTAATGTATTTTGTGCATCGGAAAGTCCAACAAATAAACCATCAACTGTCTGGGTAGTATTCCAACCAATTCCTGCATCTGGAGTAGCCAAAACATTTCCAAAAATATAATATTTATCATATGGAATAAGCACATCTCCATTCAAGTATGCGGCATAATTCGTATCAGCTCCTGAGGCCGTTGCATAAATACCATACGCGGTTGAAGTTCCAGCGGTATCACCAGTTGCGATGAAATACCCACCATAGGTATTCTTCGTTCCTGCATTGGTCGCTCCGGTATTCAATCCAGAACCATAAACACCATACAATGTTGTCGTATCAACCGAAGTATCTGCACCTGTTTTGGCGGCAGATGAACTGATACCATAAAGATATTGATTCGTTCCAGTTACTACCGCCGAAGAAGATTCTGATAACAATAACCCATAATCGTATGCACCAGTGGTTCTTATATCCGTGGCAAGAATCTTAGGGTAGTGATTTGCCGCAGGGGCTATTTGAAAATAATTGGCACCATCAGATATTACGGTTTCAGCGGCAAAACGTAAATCTCCAGCATCAATATCTATGGCTACGCCTGCGCCATTCTGCGTGGCTCTGATGGCATAATCGGCTGTGGTGACTGTGACAGTTACTTTGCCAGTTGTGTTCGTAGTCACGAGCGCGGTTGTTCCAGTGACGGTCAAATCTCCGTGAATCGTAACTGCCCCCCAGAAAGAGTTCCCAGTTGTTAAATTTGACATGTGAATCAACCCCACGCATATATTTTAACAGTATCAGCAATCGTTCCCTTGACATAGATTGAAGGGAATGAAACACCATCAATCGTCAAGATAGAACCCGCCGTCTGTACCCCTGCGGTCTGACCAGTAGTGTTGGTTGTTGGAGCAACTGCACCTAGACTACCATCAGCAATATTATCAGTGTATGTTGTAGCAGTATTGTTCGCGATTGTATCAACAAGAAGATATGCTAATCCGGGTCCAGCCACAGTACGATAAAGTTTTCTTGAAGTAACAATCCTTGAAGGATCGGTATTTATTGGAATTGTCACCGTTGCTTTCTTATTCGCTATCGCAACCGTAGTGCTGACTGCACTTGCTATGGTTTCTCCTTCCGCAGTAACGAATGTTACTTTCCAGATATAACTTCCATTCAGATTTCCGGCAGCCGTCGATGTCACTGCTGAAGGTGGGTCTGGTGCATCAACCGCATTAAAAGAGAATGTCGTATCTCCTGCATTAGTTCCAGCAGGAGTTATTATGATTCTCTTTGAACGAGTTGCGCTATCCCCAGAAGTGTAAGGTCCTTGCCAAACAAAAGGAATCTTCACATATGTTCCGGTTATCGTATAGTTCGTATAGAACCAACGAGTTCCGCCAAAATATCCATGCTTTTTTGAATCAAGGCTTTCATTTGAATTTTGTTTCGTATATACCATGTCATATCACCTTCATTTTCTTTTTTTATACCGTCGGAGAGTTCCGCAACGGTTCGGAAATATAAAATAAAAAAGAATGAAATCATATCGGATTAAATACCCAATATGAAGACTTCGCCAGCCTCACTCGCAACACAGGTAAGTTTCACACTCCCATTTTCTGCCGCGCTCGCCCCAGTGTTAAGTTCTACCATAACAGTGGTTGCCGCCTGAGTGGTTTTATTGCTTGCCCCTGCGTAGTAGAGATAACGCATGCCAATATCGGCATACGAAATCACTCCACCAGTGCCAGCTCCTGCATTCGTAAAGTTGACGATGGCATATCTGAAGTTTGCGAACATGCCTTTTTTAGCGACTGCGTATGCAAATGCCATCTAACACACCTCTACGACAAGTCCATTACTTTGCCCTGAACACCGAAGAACGTGCAGATAAGTTCACCCATCGTTCTGAACATTCCCTTATCGGAGAATTTATTCACTGCGAAAGGTGTACCCGCGTTCATACCAGCTTCAAAGTACTGAGTCGGTTTTGCGACTTTCAGGAATAGACGTGGAGAGTCAAATCCTTCTGGATTGCTCGTATCAAGCAGCATAAGCCTGCTTTTACCAACTCCAGCCGCATCCTTAACGACATCCTTGGAGATGATGATTGGAAGTCCGTAAAGCGTCGATACACGCCTTCCACCATCAATACCAGCGTTGCCGTAGAGTGTTTCAACACCGTTGATCCCACCCTTGATTGTCGCTTCACCCATATACCTGACCTGCGAGGAATAAAGACCTGCGATATCATTCGCGGTATCATTTCCAGTAAGCCACATGGTTGATTTTGCTCCAGCGTTCTGTGTCAGTTGCATAACTGAACGAATCAGGTCATCCGTAAGTGGCCTGAGAACATATGTGTTGTGCAACACCTGCGCGTCAGTCCATCCTGCCCCGGCATCACGGTTGAAGTCACCGGTTGTAGCACCGTAAGGATCGAGATCACCCGCACCATATGCCGCACCAGCCGCATCGTGCGCTGAGAGTTCTGAGTAAGAACCACAAATCCGGTCAAGCGATTCGAGATTATACCCTGCGACAGTTCCAGTTGTCCCTACAAGTTGGTAGTTCAAAGCTTCAACGTGCTCCGCCATCGTATAACGGCGCATCTCTTCGATGTTCGCGATTGCGTCATCTCCACCGAGAGTTGCCAAGTGCTCCTGGACTTCTGAAACTTCAAACACGTTCGCACATGTTTTCGGTTTTGCATAAACCTGAGCAAATGTCGGCTTGAATGATTCTGGTAGTGCCGCGTTCTCAGCAACACCAGTTCCTGTTGCCAGTGCCGCTGATCTAGCTGTAATTACCCTCCATCCAGAGCGAGTCCATGCGACTTTCGGAAGAACACCGAAGACATTCGCTTCCATGTTCAACTGTCGCCATGCGTATGCACCGTAAATCGGGTTATATACACCAGTTGTCGATGTGATTACTGGAGCATCCACCTTAGCGATAACCGATGAAACATCGTCTTCGCCAAGCATCTGAAGCCCTGCTCTTGAATAGTAGAGCCTCTCCATATCATCTATTGTCCTGATATATCCACCTGTCATATTTTCACCTCTTGAAAAAATTCCTTATCTTATCCTCTTTTGCGTCTGAGATTTTGCGCTCGTATTCGCGTAAATCGAACTTCTCGCCCTTGGCGATCTTGTAAGCCATGTCCTCATCCTTCTTTTCTTCGTCTTTCATAATATCAACCACCATAGGGCGTTCTGTCTTTACGGATTCAAGTGCAGCCTTCTCAACAGGCTTTACTTCTTTCACTGGCTCTACTTTCTTGACTTCTGCTTCAACTGGCGCAGCTTTAACTACTGGTGCTGGTTCTGCTTCTTTCTGGATTTCTACCTTCACTTCCTCGACTGTGCTCTTCATCATGTTTCCGTGAACTGCACTTCTTTCGAGTAAGGCTAAAATCTTATCGAGCTTTTCATCCACCGTAGAATGCCCTGACATTGTTGCGTCGTCTTTCTTTTTCTCTTCGGGCTTCTCATGCTCTTTTTTGCCCTCTTCTTTCTTTTCTTTGTCTTCGTGTTTTGTGTCTTCTTTTTTATCGTGCTCTTTCTTTTCAGGTTCCTTCTTTTCGACTTCTTTCTTTTCTTCTTTTTTCTCATCCTTTTTATCTTCAACCTTTTCAACATCTTTCTCAGACATAGAATCACCTTTCGTTGTTTCTTCGTTATCACCCTTCGCGAGCATATTAACTCCCTCGTTAAGGGCGAATGGATTGCATGGAGTATCTACAGAGGATATTTCAAACAAAGCGATATTACTGGGGACTTTCACCAGTTCGCCACCTTCGGACTTCTCGAACTGATTCGCGTATGAGAGCCCGCCGATGCTCAATCCGGTTCTTTTCCCGTTTTTTATCTCCTGCCATACTTTATTCTCGTATGGATAATCGCTGAAAATCTTGTATATGCCTTTGATGCCTTTTGCACCCGAGGGATGATCTTCAAGCCAGAAATTAACGACTTTGCCGACGATGCGATTGGAATGCGTATCCGCGATGGGAATGCCTTCGCTCAGCCTTTTCAACATCACTTTGAAGAGATCATCCACTTTGATTATCTCGTTCTGCCTGTCTTTTGTTTCGACACTGAACCAGCCTAATGCTATCCGCTCCTTGTCATCATATACGAAATCAGAATCTATTTGTGCAGGCAACGAAGGACTCATACTTGATAATAGGGATTTAAGTTATTTATAAAAGTAATGTGACGATTTGGATGGATTCCTGATTTTCGCAGCCCGCATGCCCCTCTCCGAAGAGAAGAGCAGGGATTGTGGTGCTGGCTGAATCAAACGGGAATCCATCATTCTAATATCTGTCGTGTGCGTTCTATCGCAGAAGTCGCAAATCTACGAGGCTCTTGACCAAAACGTTCTATTTGTGTTTTAATTCTCTTCGCAACTGTCTTTGCATAAGGATCATCGAGTTTGAGTTTTCTTTTTACCCATGCATGTAATTTTTCTTCGTCCACTTCGTGTGTTCCACCAAACTCTACCCATATTGCATATGGAACATCCCAAACTATTTTTCTTGCGCCAACTCCGATATATTCAATACGTCCACTATCAGATAACGCTCCCGTATCGTAAATATTGAAATCGTCTATATTCTCATCGGCAACCTCGAAGATTAGTTCAGCAAGATCACTAATAATTTTTTCAAGTGCTCCTTCGAGGGCGGCCTCGTCGATTTCCACCTTGGTCACTTTTATCTGTGGCATCTTTAACATCCTCCAGTTTCGCCTGACCTTTCACAATTCCGTTCTCCATGAAAGTTTCCTGCTTTCCATCGAAGCCGACATCACCCATCTCAGCCATCTTTTCATCCTGAGGGATTTGCCCGATTCCACGCTCTTCGCCGATTCCTCCAACAGAAGGCTGGACTTTCTTGTAGGTGAATTCACCATGCTCATCCATGTCCACGTCGAATCCGAGTTTCGCCATGGCAAGGGCGTATTTGGCTTTCGCCTGTTGAATCTGGATATTCGCCATCACGTCGGCTTCTTCGTGCTTTTCGAGGAAGAATTTGTAATCGGTGATCTTCAATTGCTTGCAGAGCCATGGGAATAATTTATCATTGAAGACTCCCTGCCCGATCTCGACTGCGCGGGCGGTGACGACCATCTGCTCACGTTCTGAGTTAAAACCACCTGACGCTTTCACATCACCCAGATACACTGGCATGACCCCGAAGGTTGCCGAAATTTCTTTCTTGAACTCGTTTCGGGTTTCGATATACTTCAGTTCGTCAATCGTGAGCCCGAAATCAATCCAGTCGAACTTCGCATTGGAATCCCCTGTAATGAACGGAAAGATAGCGTGCGGGTTCTTTTGGATAGCCATGCTTGCCATCTCCCATCCTTTCCTGATAGCCTCATCGTTGCCCGTATTGATGCTCAGGAGCCCTTTAGTCGGGCGTTGCTTGAAATACCAATCCTGGATATATTTGTCCATGTTAATGAGAACCGCAACTTTCATCCAGACCGAGAAGAAGAGAGGGACACCGTATGTCGGGGATGGATGATATTTTGATGCATGGCATACGTCGTCGCGCCCGTAGAAGATTGTGCGCTTATCGTGCGTTTCAGCTTTATAGTATGCGCGGATTGCTTCCATTCCGCATTTCGGGCATAGCGGAGATTTGAATAAGACACCGTTGTGCTTCGGGCAGAAATAAATCTGGTTTCCGGATTCATCACGGGCGGCACGCCCGGATTTGTCGGAAAGGATTTTCATCACGAGAGGGTCGCCTCTCACGACTTCTAGGACGTTCCAGTCCACGATTTTCTGAGTAGCTTGATCGATTATGTATTCCTTGACTGCGACGAGATAGCAGTCATCAACAGATTCCAAATCTTTCTCGACTTCGAGCATGACATCCATCATACTCTGGTCATTGTCATTCACTCCTTTGAGCCACCGTATGAGAACGTCTTCCTGCTCTGCGGCAGGCTTGCGCATCGCCGATCCGCAGTTGTTGCATTTACCATCCTGATCCTTTGCATATTCCTCTCCGCATTGCTCGCATTTGAAATGGAATGAAGGCTGAACGCTAATTCCATTTTTGAATATCTCGCGCTGGAGAGAACGGATTATCGTCGAGAATGTAGATGAATATAACGAAAATTGATATATCGTGAAAATCGAAAGCGGGTAAGTCGGATTCTGGATAGCGTTGTGCGTGTAAGAATAGAGTTGATCGAGATTCGGCCGCTCCGAATACACTTTCTCATAAGACGCTTCGAGTTTCTTTTTCGATTTCTGAATCTCAGAAAATTCCTTCTCTGGCATTATTTCATATCCAAATAGTTTCATAACACATCGCCCTTATTTTCCAACATATAAACTAGAAGTTCCAAACATACCACACAGGCAAGATCATCTTCTTCATCTTCGTCATCGTCGATGATAGCGTCTTCGTCATCATCGACGTCCTCGCCACCGTTCTGCATTATCGCGAGATTACTTTTTCCGGTAATGGATTTTCACCTCTCTATTCCTTATTTTATCTATTTCACTTGCCCGCTTTAATAATCTGCGCATACAACTCTGGCAACCGTATGGATTTATCTCAACCTTGTAGAGAGTTTTCTTCCCGCAACCTTCGCAACGGAAGAATCGAGTGGCGAACCCTTTGTTTATTGTGTATTGCTTTTCTGTGCGCAGGACGAGGCTTTGATAACATTGCTGGCAGATTTCGATGCTGAAGGGGAGGGAGAAATCTACGTAGGAGAGGCAAATCTCACAACGCCGTTGCCTGGGAAGCTGGCGAACCTGCGATATGCTTTTCGCATAGAAATCATTGACTTTCATTTCCTTTTTTATTTCACCTATTGCCATAGATTCACCTGAAAAAGAATGTCAGCGTATAGAGGGCAAATAAATATCCCAGAACCGCACCGAAGATAACTCCGAGCCAGAAATTCCATGTGTGCCAAGCGCAGCACTTGCCGCCGCCGCATATCCCGCATTTCTCGAATCTCATCCTATCACTCCGTTTATGTCCAGGTCTAGGAATTTAGCGTCCGATTTGGATTTGAATGCGAACATGGCGAGGGCGAGGGCGAATGCTTCATCCGCGTGACCGGTCTCGTCGTCGCGGTCGGCGTCGTATCTTATGCCTGATTGTGTGGTTTCCCTGCGGATTGATCTTAGGGAGTTGATTAAGGAATCCGAGTTCGCGTATGGGATGATGATGGTTTTATCCTCGAAGTTCTTTCGGAGCCAGACCATCATGTCGTTTTTGTTGTTTTTGTCGAAGATGATTGGAGTGACTCGTCCTGAACCAAATTACTTTACTAAGATTTAAGCGAGCATGG